TAATATGTTTGAAAATGACCCTGATAGTCTACCAGGTGACTCTGATGAGTTAGCATTACACATGCAGTTAAGCTACAAACAATCAGTTGAACTAGCAGAGGAACAAGCAATAAATGTTTTATTAGAAGGTAACAAGTACGAACTAACAAAGAAAAGATTATATTATGATTTAACTGTTTTAGGTATTGCATCAGTTAAAAATTACTTTACAACATCAGAGGGTGTTAAAATTGAGTATGTTGATCCAGCTAATTTAGTTTACTCATACACTGAATCACCTTATTTTGATGACGTATACTACGTTGGTGAAGTAAAAAATATTCCTATAAACGAACTCAAGAAAGAGTTTCCTGAGCTAACAGACGGCGAGTTAGAAGAAATACAACAACAAGGTATTTATAACGATGGTTATTCTAATAGATCCTCATATGAGAGAACGCATTTAGACAAAAACATTATACAAGTTTTATACTTTAATTATAAGACTTACGCTAATGAAGTTTATAAAGTTAAGGAAACTTCTACAGGCGCCACTAAAATGTTACAAAAAGACGATTCATTTAACGTGCCTGAGGGTGAGGGTAAATTTGCAAGAGTATCTAACGCGTTAGAAGTATTATATGAAGGTGCTTTAGTATTAGGTAGTAAGAAGTTATTAAAATGGCAACTTGCTAAAAACATGGTGAGACCTAAGAGCGACTACACGAAAGTTAAAATGAACTACAGTATTGTTGCTCCAAGGATGTATAAAGGTAAAATTGAATCACTAGTAAGTAGAATAACAGGTTTTGCTGACACTATACAGTTAACACATTTAAAGTTACAGCAGGTAATGTCACGTATGGTTCCTGATGGTGTTTACTTGGATGCTGATGGTTTAGCTGAAGTTGATCTAGGTAACGGTACAAACTATAATCCACAAGAAGCACTAAACATGTTCTTTCAAACTGGTAGTGTTATTGGTAGGTCTTTAACGTCAGAAGGTGATATGAACCCAGGTAAAGTTCCTATACAAGAAATATCAAGCGGTAGCGGTGGAGCGAAGCTACAAAGCTTAATTGGCACATACAATTATTATCTACAGATGATAAGAGATGTAACTGGTTTAAATGAGGCAAGAGATGGTAGCGCTCCAGATAAAAATGCTTTAGTAGGCGTGCAAAAACTTGCAGCTGCAAATAGTAATACGGCAACTAGACACATATTGCAAAGTGGTTTATTCTTAACGTCAGAACTAGCCGAATCATTATCACTTAGAATATCTGATATAATAGAATATGCACCAACAAAAGAAGCGTTTATACAGGCTATAGGTGCTCACAACGTTGCTACTCTTGAAGAAATGCAAAATTTACACTTGTATGATTTTGGTATATTTATTGAGTTAGCCCCAGATGAAGAAGAAAAACAATTACTTGAAAATAACATACAAGTTGCTTTAGCCCAAAAGAACATTGAACTTGAAGACGCTATAGATGTTAGGGAAATTAAAAACTTAAAACTTGCAAATCAGTTATTAAAAGTAAGACGTAAAAAGAAAATTGAAAGAGATCAGATGATACAGCAACAAAATATACAAGCCCAAGCGCAAGCTAATGCTCAGGCTCAACAAGTTGCTGCACAAGCTGAAGTTCAAAAACAACAAGCATTAACACAAAGTAAAGTGCAACTAGAACAAGCTAAAGCTCAACTAGATACACAAAAACTACAAAGTGAAGCTATGTTGAAAAAAGAATTAATGAACCACGAGTTTCAAATTAACATGAGATTAAGAGAAATGGAAGTGGAAACATTAAAACAAAAAGATTCTAATAAGGAAGATCGTAAAGATGAACGTACTAGAATACAAGCATCTCAACAATCTGAATTAATAGATCAAAGAAAAACTGGCAAACCACCTAAAAAATTCGAGTCTACAAGTAATGATATACTTAGTGGCGATTTTGATTTAGGTATGTTTGAGCCTAGATGATTTGTTTAATTTTATAATATTATATTATGGCTAAAAAAGATGTAAAAAAGGCTGAAGAGGCTGTTGAAAAAGTTGAAGAAACTAAACAACCTAAAGCTGAAGAAAAAGGTACATTAAAAATAAAACCAAAAATGCGAAAAGTCAACAAAGATGAAATAATTAAGGTTGATTTAAGAAAGGTTGATAAAGAAGAAGTACCAAAAGAAGAGGCGCAAGAAGGTGCTGAAGAAAAAGTAGAAGAAACTACTGAAGCTGTTTTAGAGGAGGTAAAAGAAGAAGTAGAGGAAAAAGAAGAAGAGCAAGAAGAAAAACCTATTATTGAAGAGGTAAAAGAAGAAGAAGAAACTAAAACAGAAACAAAAGAAGAGATTAAAGAAGAGGTTGCAGAAGTTGAAGAAGAGGTAAAAGAAGAGCAACCTAAGTTACCAGAGAATATACAGAAAGTTATAGACTTTATGGAAGAAACTGGTGGTGATCTTGAGGATTATGTAAAACTAAACCAAGATTATAGTAAGTATGATGATGCTATGGTTTTAAGAGAGTATTACAGACAAACTAAACCTCATTTAACATCTAGTGAAATAGACTTTTTAATGGAAGATGGTTTTACTTACGATGAAGATGTTGATGATCCAAAGGATATAACCAGAAAGAAATTGGCTTTTAAAGAGCAAGTTGCTTCTGCCAGAAGCCATATGGATAAACTAAAATCCAACTACTATACGGAAATTAAAAGCGGGGTTAAGTTAACTCCAGAACAACAAAAGGCTATTGATTTCTTTAATAGATACAACGAAGAGAAGCAAGAAAGTGATAAAACACTTGAAACGCAACAAACAACTTTTGTCAATAAAACAAATGAAGTTTTCAGCAATAATTTCAAAGGTTTTGAATATAATGTTGGTGACAAGAGATACAGGTTTAACGTTAAAAATACCGACGAGGTAAAAACAACACAAAGCGATATTAATAATTTTGTTAAACGTTTTGTTGATAAAAAGAACGTGATGAGCGACGCTGTTGGTTATCATAAATCTTTATTTACTGCAATGAATGCTGACGCTGTAGCTAATCATTTTTATGAGCAAGGTAGAGCGGATGGTATTAAGCAAAGTATGGCTAACGCTAAAAATGTAGATATGGCACCTCGCCAAGCACCAACTGATGTTGAAGCGGGTGGTATAAAAGTTAGAGCTGTAAGTGGAGATTCGCCTTCAAAACTTCGATTCAAAATTAAAAAATAAGTTTAACATTACAAAATATAATAAAAAATGGCAGTAATAACTCCAAGTGGCGGGTCGAATTTAAATTCGGTACCTGCTCCGGTAAAACAAACGCTTTCTTCTAATTATATCGATTTTACTGCGTCTGGCACAGCAGGTTGGGCACAGCAGTATTTACCAGATTTAATGGAAGCGGAAGCTGAGGTATTCGGAAAAAGAACTATCTCTGGCTTTTTAGAAATGGTCGGCGCTGAAGAAGCAATGACATCAGATCAAGTAATTTGGTCAGAACAAGGTAGATTACATATTAAGCTTGCAGCTACTGTAACTACTGCGTCTTCTGGTTTAATTACATTTGGCTCAGCTCATGAGATTAGAGAAGGTGATACTATTCTTGTACACAAAGCTGCTGCAACGTTAAAATGTTACGTTTCAGCTGTCCCAAGTGCAACTACTATCACAGCTCTTCCATATGCGCAAGCTGCTTTATCAACTGGATCATCTTTTGCTGATTCTAATTCTGTAACTGTACTAGTTTACGGTTCTGAATTTGCTAAAGGTGTTGCAGGTAGAACTGAGGCTATCGAGCCTTCTTTCAAATCATTTACTAACAAACCAATTATCATTAAAGACATGTATCAGGTTTCAGGATCTGACGCGTCTCAAGTTGGTTGGGTTGAAGTAACTGGAGAAGACGGACAAAACGGATACTTATGGTATCTAAAAGCTGAAGGTGATACTAGAGCTAGATTTGCTGATTACTTAGAGATGTCTCTAGTAGAGTCAGAGAAAAAAGCTGGTTCAGCTAACGCTTCTGTACCTGATGGTACTGAAGGTTTATTTGCAGCTATAGAGGATAGAGGTCACACTACAACTGGTGTTGACGGAAACACTGCAGCTGAAGATTTAGATGATTTTGATGAAATACTCAAAAAATTCGATGGTCAAGGAGCAATTGAAGAAAACATGTTATATGTTAACAGAAAAGTATCATTATCAATTGATGATATGTTAGCAGCTCAGAACTCTTATGGTTCTGGTGGTACTTCTTACGGAGTATTCAATAACTCTGAAGATATGGCTCTTAATTTAGGATTTACAGGATTCAGAAGAGGTTCTTATGACTTCTACAAGCAAGACTGGAAATACTTAAATGATCAAGGTACAAGAGGAGCTTTCGGTGATAACGATATAAGAGGTGTTATCGTTCCTGCTGGTACTTCATCTGTTTATGATGAGGTTCTTGGTAGAAACTTAACAAGACCTTTCTTACACGTTAGATACAGAGCTTCACAAGCTGATGATAGAAGAATGAAAACTTGGATCGTAGGTTCAGTAGGTGGAAACATCACAACTGACATTGACAAGATGGAAGTTCACTACCTATCTGAAAGATGCTTGGTAGTACAAGGAGCAAATAACTTTATGTTATTTAACTAATACTTTTTAAAAGAGTTAGGCGCTTTGGCGCCTAGCCCTTTTATTTTTTTTTAATATTTAATTTTATTATATCATGGCAAAAAAAGAAACAAATAGTTGGGAGGTTAAAGATAGAACTTACTATCTACTAAATGGTAAATCTCCACTAACTTGCACAATAAAAAGCAAGAGTATTTTTTGGTTCGATAACGACAAAGGATACGAAAGAGAATTAAAATACACACTTAATCAAAAAACACCTTTTGTAGACGAATTTAAAGGTGATGCAAGATTAGGTCATATTGTTTTTGAAGATGGCGTTTTAAACGTACCAAAAGAAAAACAAACATTGCAAAAATTACTATCAATATATCATCCGTCAAACGGCATTGTTTATGCTGAATTTGATGCTGTTCAAGAAGCAAAAGATGATTTAGTTGATATTGAAATGGAAATAGAAGCTTTAAATATAGCTCAATCTATAGATTTAGATCATGCAGAGGCTATATTAAGAGTTGAACAAGGAAGTGCTGTCACGGACATGACTTCTAAAGAAATAAAGAGGGATGTATTAGTATTTGCTAAGAAAAATCCTAAATTATTTATTGACTTAGTAAATGATGAAAATGTAGAAGTTAGAAACTTTGGTATTAAAGCTGTTGAAGCAAATATATTAAAGTTATCTGATGATCAGAGAACATTCAATTGGGTTAGTAACGGTAGAAAAGTTATGACTGTACCGTTTGATGAACATCCATACTCTGCTTTAGCTGCATTTTTTAAAACCGATGAAGGTTTAGAAATTTACAAAAGCATAGAAAAAAGATTAAAATAATAATCACTTATAGAGTAGTCATCTCTATGAGGTGACTACACTATATAAAAAGAAATTATGGCAGTAAATATAAATACAGTATATCAAAGAGTTTTAGCAATAGCTAACAAAGAACAAAGAGGTTATATAACTCCTCAAGAGTTTAATTTATTAGCAAACCAAGCACAGCTAGATATTTTTGAGCAATATTTTTATGATTTAAACCAATTTAGCAGATTACCTGGCAACGAAACTAAGTATGCTGATATGGTTGATATTATAGAAGAAAAAATATCTGTATTTGAGAAGTTTAGACAAGATGTAACTATGGCATCAGGAGGTGTTGGTACGTTACCGACGAATAATCACAAGCTAGGTGTTGTTAGTTTTAACAACTCTGGTACATATGTGGAAATAGAACACATAAATCAAAATGAACTAAACACGTATATTAATTCGCCTTTAACGACTCCCACATCAACAAGACCGATATACATAAAGACATCAGAAACGGCAATACAAGTTTATCCAATAACTATAACTTCCGCAGTAACGTGTAACTATATCGCTAAACCTACCTCTGTTAATTGGAACTACACTAACGTATTAGGTGAACCTTTATATAACTCTACCAACTCTATAAACTTCGAACTGCATGAGTCGGAAGAAACTGAGTTAGTGCTAAAGGTGTTAGAGCTAACTGGTCTTACAATAAAATCTCCAGATTTATATCAGATTGGTGACAAAGAAGATATTGAAGATATACAACAAGAAAAATTATAATAAATGGCTTTATTTACAGGAACACAACAATCGTATTACCAAGGATCAGATAACGCGTTTAATACAGCTGATGACTTAAGCACGTATGGCAATTATCAGTATGTTAACTTAAAAGATTTAGTTAATAATTTTATGATAGCCTATGTTGGTGAGGGTAAGATAATAAATAAAATTAAAAGGCCTGATGTTAATTTTCATGCTCAGAACAGTTAAAACTCAAGAGGTAGAGGTAGGAGCTAATCTTACAATGCCACTACCACATGATTATGTTAACTATGTTAAAATAGCTTTTGTTGACGACAACGGTATTGAAAACATTTTGTACCCATCAAGAAAAACTAGTAACCCACAGCCAATAAATCAAGATGGTAGCTTTAATTATCAGTTTGATAGTGACGGTAACTTAGTACAAGCAAGCGACTCAACCTCATGGACAAGATACAAAGATAATTCAAACATTGACACTGGTGACACTGTAAATGAAAACGAGCCCGGTGCTTTATTACACGAGGGTGGAAGATATGGTATTGATCCAGAGTTTGCTAATTCTAACGGCGTGTATTATATTGATTTACATAGGGGTAGAATACACTTTAGCTCTAATATGCTAGAAAAAACAATATTACTAAAATACATCAGCGATAGTTTAGCTACAGAAGATGAGATGAAGGTTCACAAGTTTGCTGAAGAAGCTGTTTATAAATTTATTGCGCATGCAATACTATCTACAAGGGTTAATACACCTGAGTATTTAGTAGCAAGATTTAAAAAAGAAAGGTTTGCAGAAATAAGAAAAGCAAAGATTAGATTATCAAACTTCAACGCTGAGGAAATGGCTCAAGTAATGAGAGGTAAGTCGAAACAGATTAAACATTAATAAAATATGCCAGAGTTAAAGAGAAATTTTACATCAGGTCGAATGAATAAAGACCTTGATGAAAGGCTAGTACCTAATGGTGAATACAGAGATGCTCTAAATATCACTGTCTCTACGTCAACAGGCTCAAATGTTGGTTCTATACAAAGCGTCAAAGGAAGTACATCGGTATCTAATATTAATTGGGGTAGTTCAACTCGTTGCGTAGGATCTGTGCGCGACGAAAAAACAAACAAAATTTATTGGTTTATTCACGTGGATGGAAATAATTTTTCTGCTGACGGTATAGTAGAATACGACGTAAACACAGATAAAACAAATCCTGTTTTAATTGATAGAAATAATATACTTAATTTTAGCAATGACAATTTAATAACTGGAGCTAATATACTAGATGGTATATTATTTTTTACAGATGGCTTAAACGAGCCTAAACAAGTTGATATTGTTAAATGTAAAAATGGTTCTGTTGATTTTACCACGCACACAAAGTTGATCGTAAAAGGTAAAGATGAGGGTAACATATTAAAAGAGCATATTACTGTAATAAAAAAATCACCATTAAACGCACCGAACGTTACGCTATCAAATAGCATGAGAGATGGCATTGTTAACACAACGTTTCAGTCAAGCTTGAACTTTTTTGTTGATACGTCAGACGGGTCAAACCCAGTCTCATTAGCGCCTGGTTCCCCTATCGCTACTGGTAATAATGTAACGGGTAACAACACCACTAACATGACATTTTCGCCGAAGCCTAATTACAATGTTAGTGATGTTTTAAAATTTTCACACAAATCCACAGTTGAAACGGAAGAGCAAGAATACGAAGTTAGAGTATTATTAACAGAATTAGTTCCTACATCAAACGACGACACATCAAAAACTTTTAAAGCTAAAATTTTAAGCATAACTAATGACGTTATTGGTACTGCTAATATAGTTTGGGACGTGACGTTAGAGCAAAAAGACCCATTTTTTGAACTTGCTTTTCCAAGGTTTGCGTATAGGTGGAAATATTCTAATGGCCAATACTCTGCATTTTCGCCTTTTAGTGAAGTAGCGTTTTTGCCAGATGAAGTTAATGGCTTTGAATACGACACTAAAGATGGTCATAACTTAGCAATGACAAATAACGTACGTAAAATTACACTAAATACTTTTGATACAAAGCCAAAAGATGTAACGGAACTTGATATACTATACAAACAATCAAATAATACTAATGTATACACTGTAAAATCTTTAAAAAATAATGAAACTTCATTTGATATAACCTCTGAGCAAATACATGCATCTTTACCTTCAAATCAAATACTAAGGCCTTACGATAACGTACCAAGAAAAGCAAAAGCACAAGAAATTGTAGCAAATAGATTAGCCTTTGGTAACTACACAGAAAATTACAACATAATTGAAGATCCTAAGTTTGAAGTTGGAGTTGTATCTAACAACATAGCTAACGAGCAACCTTCTAAATCACTAAAATC